CGCTCTGCTTACTGCATACCGGCCAAAAGGCTGAAGGTTTCGGGCATATCGAAATCTTCAAAGGTGAAGTCCATATCTTCATCCAAGTATTCCGCATCAGCGTCGAACTTGGCAAGCAAGCCGCCATCCGTATTGCAATCCTTCAGGATCACAGTCTGACGGCCCACAGAAGAAGTGGGATCTTCATTTGTCACCTGAATGTCAAAATAGACATCCTCGCCGGTGTCCTTATAACGCTTCATCAGCTCACGGAAGATGGAAGTGTTATAGTGGAAGGTTGCGGAACCCGTACCCGTCCAGCCGGTGGCCTTATTACCCTTTCCGGTTTTGCCCAATACGGGAACTTCCGTTTTATTCTTCTTAAAATGGGCTTCAAGGTTGATAGCCTGCATGAAGTTGTAACGGTTATCCCCGATGGTCACGAAACATTCAGCCAAGGAAGCGGAAACAGCATCCTTGGCGTTCATGATGGTTCTATCTGCCATGATGGTTGTACCTCCTTACTGAACATAGACGGTCATATAAAGCTGTTCCATAGCGTTCACGGGGGTCACATAATCAGTAACCACCACGGATTTCTTGGTATCGCCCTTTTCAACCGTCACATTTTCGCCGCTGAAGTTCTCAATGGCCCGAATATCCTGAAGTTCCGTGTGGTGCTTCACAATATCGTTCCAAAGGGAAATCCGGCCAGCGGCATCGTTGGGAACCTTGCCAAGATACTTCTTGCCGAACAGAACAGCAATATCATTGGCGATCTGATCCAAAACTCGGATCGTCTGGTTGCTGGAAAAGTCGCTGGACTTTTCATCCGTGATGGAAATGAAGCTGTTAATGTCAGTCAGGACACACACCGCTTCATTCACACGATGGAACATGAAGGAACCTTCCTTGATACCGTTTTCAAGCTGGGTCTGCGTGAAATCGGTATCAACATCATATTCACCATCATAGGTCATGTTGGTGGCGCTCTTATTGACCGCCGTTCCGCCGATCACGCCCGTAACCCAAGGGATCAAGGCGGTGGAAATCTTGTCAGAAGTCAGGCCGTTCTTGACGCTCACAACGCCTTCATAATCGGCCAACTTCTGGAAAAGAACCACCTGAAACTTCTTGCCCACATCATCACGCATACGCTTTGCGAAGGCCGCAAACAGGGCGGTGATGGTGGCCTTGCTCTCGGTGCAACCCATAGCGTTGAAGGTGTACGCTTCCGCCTGATCAAGATAGGTCTGATAGTCGGAATCGGCCACGGTGCCATTGGTGCCGCCCGTCAGGGGCAAGGAAGCGGTCAAAGAAAGGGTTCCGCTGGACTTCCAATCCACATAGGCATTGCTCTTCAGATCGGTGATAGCGGCCACACCTTCCTGAAGATCAACCTGAACGGTTCCCAAGAAGGTTGCCACATCGAACAGCGGCTTCTGTTCTGC